CCCAGGTGATCTAAACAGAGGTTTTGATGATGTTTTCCCTGAGCGCTATGAAGACTCGGACTGGCACGACATTTGTAACATTAGGAAGTCTTATGATGTGTCCTTCTTTCAAGAGCCTCGCAACGTAGATCCTGATACTCCCCTTGGCACGTCGCTTAAGCGAGTTTTTACAATACCTTTGGCCCACGAAGAGGAGGACCTCCTCGCAAGGGGGGCCACAATGGCAAACTTTTATGGCAATTTGGGCTTCTTTAACTTTAAGGCGCGCCCTGCCGAGGGCGGAGTCCCCGTAGGGCCTGCGGACGAAGAAGCGTTGGACGGGGCCGAGCGCAACCGTCAAGCAAGGGACCTCGAAGCTCGCGGCCCCACCAATTACCATTCGGCCATGGCTGACGCCCACCCGAGTGTTTTTTGGGAAAAAGAAACAAGAGGGTGGAGAAACCACGAGATCTGTGATTTTAATAAATTAAAAACAAGATTGATCAAAGAGAACGATATATTTAAGGCATTTTTTGAGTTTGCAGTTCCTATAGACGATCTTGTCGCAGTTCGTGCGAACGACTTCCTCAGACTGTTCGGAGAAAATGAGGTACTTCGTGAAGCAAAGGAGAGCCTATTGTTAACGATGTACGCCCTACAATTATCTCCGGCGACTATTGGGGGTTCTCTGCAAGGTCCGAACGCTGCAAAAGAGTGGTTAGAACAGAATTTTTCTTAAGAGAACATAAATACTTAAAGGCATTTAGCAAAAGGACATCGCGATGGCAAACCCAGACATAATAGCCGGCTTGACCCCAGTAGTCCCGCTTCGAATTGGATTGAATAATCAGTTTTTGATGGTGCAGGAATATTCAAGCCTGGCTAAGCAGAATTTTAAAAATCTCCTATTAACAGCTCCTGGCGAGCGAGTAATGGATATCAATTTCGGAGTAGGTCTTAGGAACTATTTGTTTGAACCAAGCACCGGCCTGACTCAAGGCGACATAAGTGTAAGAATCTACGATCAAGTTCGCAAATATTTGCCCTACATAGAAGTGAAAGATGTGGTTTTTAGTGCATCTGATGTTGAGGTTGACACTAATAAACTCAGCATAGACATATACTATGAAGTGATCCCGCTGAGTATTCAAGACCTCATTTCGATCGATGCGGTGAAGACTGCCACTCCGTTTTAATACTGAGATTATTGTTGTCAAATGACTAATTAAAGAAGCTAACTGTATAATTATGGCCAAAAAAAACGTACCAATTAAATATACAAGCAGGGACTTTGAATCGATCAAGCAGGACTTGGTCGAGCATGCTAAGAGATACTATCCAAATAGTTTTCGTGACTTTAACGAGGCCGGCTTTGGTGCACTTATGTTAGATACCGTCGCTTATGTGGGGGATGTTTTATCCTTCTATCTTGATTATCAAGTTAATGAGTCGTTTTTAAATACTGCCATAGAGTATGGGAATGTTGTTAGGCTAGCGGAGCAATTAGGGTACAAGCCACAATTGAACCCTACAACTTATGGCGTCGCGTCTCTATTCATACTTGTACCAGCTTCGACGACTGGCCCGGGCCCAGATGCCAACTATCTTCCAATCTTGGCCAAGGGTAGTGCCTTTGGTGCAGCTAACGGTGCCACTTTCACTTTGGCTGAGGATGTCAATTTTTCGGCAGCCAAGCACCAGCAGGCCGTTGCCCGCGTGGACCCTTCCAATGGAACACCTACCTTTTATGCCGTAAAAGCCAGTGCCGGGGTTGTATCGGGCCAAATTTCTGAGACCTCTTTCACTGTTGGCTCGTATCGTAAATTTTTGACTCTTGAAATACCCTCTAGCAATGTTACGGAAATTGTAAGCATCTTTGATGGCGACGGGCATCAATACTATGAGGTTGATAACCTTTCGCAAGAGACGATTTACGTTGAGGTACCGAACCGGAGCGACAATACTGACACTGTTGTAAGCATCCTCAAACCACTTCCGGTCCCCCGCCGCTTTGTGAGTAGGAATACTCCTAATGGCATGGTGATACAGTTTGGCCATGGATCCCCTGATCAACTTAAAAATGATTCTGTGGTTGATCCATCTAGCGTTGTTATGAAACAGCACTCTCGCGATCATGTAACTGATAGTACATTCGATCCCGCATCCTTAACACGATCTAACAAGTTCGGAATCGCTCCTGCAAATACAACTTTGTTCGTCTTGTACCGACAAAATTCTTCTACCAACATGAACGTTGGCGCTAACTCTTTGACGAATGTGGTGGATGCCTCTTTTTCTTTTAACGACGAAGCCTCCCTAAATTCCGCCACACTTCAGGCAGTTGTAGAATCTCTAGAGGTGGGGAATGAAGAGCCGATTTTAGGCGACATCACTGCGCCACTATCTGAGGAGGTAAAAGTTAGAGCTAAAGGCTTTTTTGCGGCTCAAAGCAGAATTGTTACAAAGAAAGATTACATTTCTTATGTGTATAACATGCCTGAAAAGTTTGGAGCGATCAAAAGAGCAAATGTTATGGCCGACTCTGATTCATTTAAAAGGAACTTGAATTTGTATGTTGTGTCAGAAGACAATAACCAAAAACTGGTTAGCAGCAATTCTCTAATAAAGCAGAATCTCAAAACTTGGGTTAATAAGAATAAGATGATCCACGATACAGTCGACATTCTTGATGCAAAAATAGTGAATTTGGGCATAAATTACATTGTTATGGTCAACGAGGTTTCAAACAAATTTGACGTTTTGAATAACGTTTCTGTCTTTTTGAAGGAAAATCTGTTAAATGTTCTTCCTGACATCGGTGAATCCTTCGATATAAGTGTGGTTTATTCTCTGATTAATTCTGTCCCCGGGGTAGTTGATACTGTGGATGTGCACGTGACTCTGAAGACTGGCGGCCTTTACTCGGATGTTTTTTACGATGTTGAGGGAAATACATCGTTCGATGGGAGATTGGTCGAATTCCCGGAAGACTACATTTGGGAAGTTAAATTCCCTAATACTGATATCAAGGGCTCTGTACAATAATGAGTATAAAAAGGTATGTAGCAAACGCTGATAACTCTATCACCAATGCGTTTAAAGAAAATCTGAGCACCCGCGGCACCGGCTCAAACATGGGTGCTTCTGATGTTTTAGAGATCTTCCACATTTATGGGCAAGCAAATTCGTCTTCCGTCGAGGATCAGAGAGTGCTTATAGAGTTTCCCATCTCTGATCTCTCCTCGGACAGAACTGACGGCATTATCCCTGCGTCTGGAAGCGTTGATTTTTACTTGCGCATGTTAAACGCCAAGCACTCTCAGACAGTACCAAGAAACTTCGATCTAGTTGTCTCCGCAGTTAACGGAGCCTGGGAAGAGGGCGACGGCCTGGACATGGAGGACTACAGCGACCTCACATACGATGAGACTGGCTCTAACTGGGTTAACAGGCAGGGGACCACTGCGTGGTCTTCGGAGGGTGGGGATTATTTTGTCGATGCGTCATCCTCTTTCACGGCCTCTTTCGCATCTGGAATAGAGGACATGGAACTAAACATTACGCCTCTTGTTGAGCAGTGGATTGATTCAGCAGGCAACGTCCTCGGCTCCAAGACCAATAGTGGCGTCCTCGTGAAGCTCAGAAGTAATGCCGAAGACGCTGTTAGATCTTATTATACGAAAAAGTTCTTCTCGCGAACTTCGGAATTCTTTTTTAAGCGCCCACTCATTGAAGCGCGCTGGGACTCAACAAAGAAAGATGACCGCGGCAAGTTCTATTTTAGTAGCTCCGTGGCACCAGCAGCCGATAATCTGAATACTCTCTACCTTTACAACGTCATCAACGGAAGATTGAGGAACATCCCATCCGCAGGGACTGGAGCGATTTACCTTAGCATCTATTCTGGCTCAGCAGATAACAGCGAGCCAACTGGCGCAAAGCTTAAGTTGAGTATTGGCGGAGACGTAGTCGCTGCAGGTGATACGAATGTTACTGGCGGCTATGTATCGACCGGCATTTATTCTGCCTCTTTTGCCTTCACCGGCGCCGCTGCCTTAACGAAGGTCTTTGATGTATGGCACGATAATGCGGGAACAGAATTTAGCACTGGGTCTGTTGCAACAAAGACTTTTGCCTCGTCAGAATACAATCCAAGTCCAGAGTACGTTGTGTCTGTGACCAACTTGAAAGAAGTCTACAACAAGAACGAAAACAGTGCAAGATTCCGCGTGTTTACTCGCAACTGGGATTGGTCTCCAACTATTTACACAGTTGCCTCGCAGGCAGCCAACGGCCTCACTATTCCAGACATGTATTGGAGAGTTTTCAGGATTGTTGATGGTTTCGAAATCATCCCATACGCCACAGGATCGACAACGCCAGAGGCAGTGGGGGCAGACACATCGTACACGCGCCTGTCTTACGATTCACAGGGTAGTTACTTTGACTTAGACATGGGGATGTTCGAACCAGGGTATGCGTATGGTCTGCAATTTATGCGATACCACAACAATGGCTATGTTGAGCAACCAGAGATTTTCAAATTTAGAGTTGAGTAATGGGCGATAGCAATTTAAAGAAACTATTTTCTCAAAAATCTAATAAATTCTTATCCGCCAAGGATCTCACTGAGCTTGGCCAGGATGCAGAGTCGGCAGATTACATTGAGCAATACAGTATCGAACGCGAGAGGTTTGTCCCCCCCGTTAGCTTTGACAAGCCCGAGAACTTTGCCAGGTTTGGTTCTGCCGAAGATTATTACAGAGAGTCAGTTGAGCGGATTTATAAGACCTACCCCTATGACGGGTCGAGGGCAGAGAGAGTTGAGTTTGAAAATAGTTCATCTTATCTAGATCGATGGATTCTCGATACAAGGTATCCCAAATCAACTGGGTATGTTAATTTTAATGCTGCACCTAATAACGGATGGGACGCCGGCGCCAACAATCCAAACATAAAAGAATACATCTATTTC